ATGGATGTCAATCCGACTCTACTTTTCCTAAAAATTCCAGCGCAAAATGCCATAAGCACCACATTCCCTTATACTGGAGATCCTCCATACAGCCATGGAACAGGAACAGGATACACCATGGACACAGTAAACAGAACACACCAATACTCAGAAAAGGGAAAGTGGACGACAAACACAGAGACTGGTGCACCCCAGCTCAACCCGATTGATGGACCACTACCTGAGGATAATGAACCAAGTGGGTATGCACAAACAGACTGTGTTCTAGAGGCTATGGCTTTCCTTGAAGAATCCCACCCAGGAATATTTGAGAATTCATGCCTTGAAACAATGGAAGTTGTTCAACAAACAAGGGTAGATAAACTAACTCAAGGTCGCCAGACTTATGATTGGACATTAAACAGAAATCAACCGGCAGCAACTGCATTGGCCAACACCATAGAAGTCTTTAGATCGAATGGCCTAACAGCTAATGAGTCAGGAAGGCTAATAGATTTCTTAAAGGATGTAATGGAATCAATGAACAAAGAGGAAATAGAGATAACAACCCACTTTCAAAGAAAAAGGAGAGTAAGAGACAACATGACCAAGAAGATGGTCACGCAAAGAACAATAGGGAAGAAAAAACAAAGACTGAATAAGAGAGGCTATCTAATAAGAGCACTGACATTAAATACGATGACCAAAGATGCAGAGAGAGGCAAGTTAAAAAGAAGGGCTATCGCAACACCTGGGATGCAGATTAGAGGTTTCGTATACTTTGTTGAAACTTTAGCTAGGAGCATTTGCGAAAAGCTTGAACAGTCTGGGCTCCCAGTAGGGGGCAATGAAAAGAAGGCCAAACTGGCAAATGTTGTGAGAAAGATGATGACTAATTCACAAGACACAGAGATTTCTTTCACAATCACTGGGGACAACACTAAGTGGAATGAAAATCAAAATCCTCGAATGTTCCTGGCGATGATTACATATATCACCAGAAATCAACCCGAGTGGTTCAGAAACATCCTGAGCATGGCACCCATAATGTTCTCAAACAAAATGGCAAGACTAGGGAAAGGGTACATGTTCGAGAGTAAAAGAATGAAGATTCGAACACAAATACCAGCAGAAATGCTAGCAAGCATTGACCTGAAGTACTTCAATGAATCAACAAAGAAGAAAATTGAGAAAATAAGGCCTCTTCTAATAGATGGCACAGCATCACTGAGTCCTGGGATGATGATGGGCATGTTCAACATGCTAAGTACGGTCTTGGGAGTCTCGATACTGAATCTTGGACAAAAGAAATACACCAAGACAATATACTGGTGGGATGGGCTCCAATCATCCGACGATTTTGCTCTCATAGTGAATGCACCAAACCATGAGGGAATACAAGCAGGAGTGGACAGATTCTACAGGACCTGCAAGTTAGTGGGAATCAACATGAGCAAAAAGAAGTCCTATATAAATAAGACAGGGACATTTGAATTCACAAGCTTTTTTTATCGCTATGGATTTGTGGCTAATTTTAGCATGGAGCTACCCAGCTTTGGAGTGTCTGGAGTAAATGAATCAGCTGACATGAGTATTGGAGTAACAGTGATAAAGAACAACATGATAAACAATGACCTTGGACCTGCAACGGCCCAGATGGCTCTTCAATTGTTCATCAAAGACTACAGATACACATATAGGTGCCATAGGGGAGACACACAAATTCAGACGAGAAGATCATTTGAGTTAAAGAAGCTGTGGGATCAAACCCAATCAAAGGTAGGGCTATTAGTATCAGATGGAGGACCAAACTTATACAATATACGGAATCTTCACATTCCTGAAGTCTGCTTAAAATGGGAGCTAATGGATGATGATTATCGGGGAAGACTTTGTAATCCCCTGAATCCCTTTGTCAGTCATAAAGAGATTGATTCTGTAAACAATGCTGTGGTAATGCCAGCCCATGGTCCAGCCAAAAGCATGGAATATGATGCCGTTGCAACTACACATTCCTGGATTCCCAAGAGGAATCGTTCTATTCTCAACACAAGCCAAAGGGGAATTCTTGAGGATGAACAGATGTACCAGAAGTGCTGCAATCTATTCGAGAAATTTTTCCCTAGCAGTTCATATAGGAGACCGGTTGGAATTTCTAGCATGGTGGAGGCCATGGTGTCTAGGGCCCGGATTGATGCCAGGGTCGACTTCGAGTCTGGACGGATCAAGAAAGAAGAGTTCTCTGAGATCATGAAGATCTGTTCCACCATTGAAGAACTCAGACGGCAAAAATAA